TAAATGAGCGATACTGCTAGAGACTATAGAAACATTAGGGTAGCCCTAGAGACTGAGTTTGATGGCTTATCCTCTTTAGGATTTACCAATAGAGTCTTTGAGAATCAAGAAGTTGATTTATCTACTTTTGATAAAGGAACTGCTGGTATAAAATGGATTAGAGGAACTTTATTACCTGCTGATACAACTACCTTATCGCTTGGTGCGAATGGTACAGATTATCATCAGGGCATATTCCAGATAGATTATTTTAATGAAGTTGGCATTGGTGCATTTGAAACTGATATGGATTCAATAGCTAACACATTTAAACGAGGTACGGTTTTGACCCACAGTGGTACTACCGTTAGAATTTTGAACGTATCATTAGGCGTTGGGCGCAGAGATGGTGCATTTTTTGTTAGAAATATAGATGTATCTTATTATGCGGTTACGCCCGCGAGGAGTTAATTAAATGGCTATCCAAAGTGGTCAAAATGTAAAACTAAGTATCAAAGAGGAGTCAACTTACGGAACAGCTCCTGCTGGCAACTACTCTATTGTTCCATTTAAGTCTGTATCTTTATCTTTAGCTAAGACTAATCACGAATCTGCGGTTATTACTGGTGATCGTGAAGTTCAAGACGTAATTATGGGTGCTCACTCTGTTACTGGTGATATTTCTTTTGATTTATCTAACCAGCCAGCTTATGTCGAAGGCTTACGAGCTATTGTAGGCGATGACGCTTTATCAGGTGGCGTAATGAACATTGGCTTAGTGCGCCAGTCTTATTCAATTCAACAGGCTTTTGTTGATCTAGCTTCTGTTAATGACAATGTGCACAAGTACGTTGGTATGGAGTACAACACGTTCTCGATGACAGTTCCTGCTGACGGCTTAGTAGAATGTACGTTCGGTCTTATCGGCTCAACTATGACCACTGAGAATGCTGAGTTTGACGGTACTGAGGCTGATTACACTGATGCTAATAACCCATACCACTCAAGCGATGTTGCTATTACTTTAGGCGGCTCGTCTACTGCGATTATCACTGACTTTTCTTTGAACATTGATAACGGTTTAGCTACTACTAACAAAGTAGGCTCTAACTTAGCTCAACAAGGCGGTATCGGTAAATGCCGAGTAACTGGCTCATTAACTGCTCACTTTGATACTACTGCTGGTGCAGCGCAGCTTGAGAAGTTTGTTGCTAACACTAAAGAAGCTATTGTTGTTACTTGCGGCTCAGGCTCTACTGGTATTAGCTTTACTATGGCTGAAGTAGTCTATACTACTGGTGCTGTTGAAGTTGGTGGCGAAGGTCTTGTAAGTGTCTCTATGGAGTTCACAGCAATCTACAAAGACAGCAACAATACATCTGCATTAGTAATTGATACAGATTTATAATACTGAATAGCCTCGCTGGGCGGGGCTTTACTTAACTAAAAAAGGGTGATTTATGAAAGTTAGTGAACTATACACAACTGATTTACACGATGCTGGCTCTGAAGTAGAGATATTAAGCGAGCAAAGCGAGCCAACAGGTTTTTTTATTACCGTTGCAGGTCTTGACTCTAAAGTATTTAGAGAGCAGACAAAAATACAGCAAAAAAAATATCTTGAGGCTTATCGTAAAGGTAAAGATTTTGATGATGAAGATTTACTTATTGACGGTCTTGTTGCTACAACTATTAGTTGGCGCGGGACAGATGAAAAGTTTAGTAAAAAGCTGTGCAAAGAGCTATATGTTAAAGCACCTTATGTAAAAGATCAGGTTGATCGCTTTATTGGTGATAGAGAAAATTTTATAAAAGCCAAGCCGAAAAAATAATCGAGTTTGGCAGATGGGTGTTTTTTGCTAATGGCAAAACTAAAGGTAGTAAGTCTACTAGGATTGAGCAGTGGCAAGCTATAGAAAGGATTAGCGGTAAGCGACCTCAAGAGCTACAAAAGCAGCCATACTTAGAAGATCATCTATTACCAGTTTGGGACGCTTATTGTTTAATATCTAAAGGGGTAGAAAATATATCCTTAACAGATATATTGGCTTACTGCACGTTATATGACGAAAAACTAGATAGATGGCAAGTTGATGCCATTTTAGGCTTAGATCAGGAAAGGCTAAAACAATGGCAGACACAATTGCAAGACTGATATTTGAAGCTAACACCGAGCAATTAAAGAATGCTCAGAAAGAGCTTGACGCTTTAACTAAGGCTGCTGGGAAAACTTCCAAACAAATCCCTAAAGTTGGCGAAGGAACAAAGAAAACTGGAAAAGCCACTAATAAGATGGCTGATTCTTTTAGGAACGCCTCTACTGCAACAGCAGCATTGCAAGGGCCATTAAACGGTCTATCTGGTCGATTATCCTTTATAGCAACAGGTTTGACTAGAGTTGGTGCTGGCGGTCTAGCTCTTGGAGCTGGTATTGCTGGTCTTGGCTTTGCAGCACAAAACTCATTAGCTATATTCGAGTCGTTTGAACAGCAAATGTTTAAACTCGAAGCTCTTACTAAATCTACAGGATTTACTGCTGGATTTACGGCTAACGAGCTTAATGCAATGGCTGAGGAAATATCTAGAGGCACTTTAGCTTCTGCAAAAGATATTCGTGACGCTCAAGGTGTTCTTTTAACATTTAAAAGCATTTCTGGAGATACCTTTAAATCAGCTATAGGTCTTACTCAGGATATTGCAGGTGTAATGGGAACTACTGCTGTATCTGGCGCAAAACAATTAGGTAAGGCATTAGAAGACCCATCGAGGAATTTAACAGCTTTAACAAGGGCTGGTATTTGTTTTTCTGACGAAGAAACAAAAAAAATTAAACTTTTACAGGAAAGCGGTAAGCTATTTGAAGCTCAATCTATAATTGTAAAAACACTTGAAGAACAGGTTGGTGGTGCTGGTACTGGTGGAGGCTTATCTGCTGCAACAGATTTATTATCAGATAACTTTATAGAGCTTAATAGAGTAATAGCCGAAGAAACTGGTTTGGCTGAACTTGCTACTGCTGCAACTAATGGTTTAGCAAAAGCAATGGGTCTTTTGGCTGGTAAGATAAGCGAAACAAATGAAGAAGAATTAAAAAGACTACAACAATCGCAAGGGCAAAGAAATTCTACTCTTGGGGTTGATGTCTTTGCAGGCCAAAGAATTAAAGAGCTTGAAGGGCTTATTGCTGCTGAGGCAAAAAAGAAAGAAATTGCTAAGGTTGCGGCAGAGGAGCAAAAAGCAATACAGGCAGAGGAAGCCGCACTTAAAAAAGATATTCTTACAGACAACTTAGAATTAGAGTTTAATCAGCTTAGAGAGCACCAATTAAGAGTGCAAGGCTTCACTCGCGAGGCTGATAAATTAAAACTTGAAAATATGATAATGCAAGCTGATTTAGAGTATGAGCTTGCTGTAGAAAAGTATGGAAGGCTAGATGAGCTTGACGATATAAGAACGCAAAAAGTTGCTAATGCAAGAGAGGCACAGAGACAGGCCGCTGTAAACGCAACAGCAAAAGAAGAAAAAGCAGAAAAAGATTATAGAAAAACTGCAATCTCAGAAGGTAAAAAGTTGGTTGATGCTGCCGCCTCTCAAAGTAAGGCTGCGTTTAAAGTTCAAAAGGCAATGAAGATTGCTGAAGCTGTCCAAAATACATATAGCGCAGCAACAGGCGCATATAATGCTATGGCAGGAATACCTGTAGTTGGCCCAGCTTTAGGCGCAGCGGCAGCGGCAGCAGCAATTAGCTTTGGTATGGCGCAAGTTCAGGCTATTAAATCACAAAGTTTTGGTGGTGGTGGAGGTGTATCCTCTGGTGGAGTTCCTTCAGGTGGTGGAGCACAAGCCGCAGCAGGAGCACCAGTACAACCAGCGGCTAACGATGAGCCAGAACAAGCTCCACAAGCTATAAACGTAACTGTAGACGGCTCTATTGACCCAGAGGGTGCAAGACGTATCATAGAGGCTATTAACGAAGCCACTGAAGATGGCTTAGAAATTAACGCATTGGTGGGTTCATAATGTCTGGAGCACTTTTAGTAGAAAACAAACTGCATCACGAATACTGGCGCAGGAAGTCAGGACAAACTTCTGTTGTATCTACAGAGAATACTACCTACGGTTCTGCGGAAGGCTATCCATTCATTAATTGTATAGATGATAGTGGTGCTACTTCGTTTAGAGTTGACTCTGTGCTTAAAAAAGCATTCATTACAATTACATTCCCTGTTGCTACAACTATAAATGGCTTTGCTATTTATGGTCATAATCTGACCCGAAACCAAGGTATTAAGATTTTATACGATACCGATACTGCTGACAGCATTGATACAGATTTTGTAGGTACGCCCTACACTAGCAACACATACAAGCCAGCAGATAATTTATACTCACCTTTCGGTGCTGTTTTTGATGCCTCTGTATCTGTACGAAGATTGACAATAGAAACTGTAGGTTGGGGCGAGAATAGCTATATTTCTATTTTATCAATGGGGCATTGGCTTACTGACCACGTTGAAATCTCTGCGCCTTTTGTGCCTCCTAGCTTTACACCTTATAAAGCGTCAATAAAAAGAAACAACAATGCTAATTATTTAAGTAGTGATGTAAAAAAAGTACCGCAAAAAATAAGCATTAAGTTACAGCATTTCAGCGAGGCTGATTTATATACAACCACTGATTCAGCCCAGTATACAAAGATCAACGGACACACAAAGACCTATCCATTTATAGATTATGCTGGTTACTTCTTATCACACTATCCCTTTTTCTTTATGTATAATAAGGGTACAGCTGGTGACGATGACGCAACTAAACAAGCAGACCAGCAGAAGTTATATTTTTGCACTATAGATGGTGGTTTAAAGCAGCCTAGTTACAGCTCGCCAACCTTATTAAACTGGTCAATTAACGCTATAGGTTATATCGAATGACCACTCCTTTCACGCCTGAGCAGTTATCAAGCAGCCTTCCTACTTGGCACGATGGTCAAGACCCTAACGGTAATGACAGGGCTTCCCTGCCTGACTCTAGCGGTACAAAACGATGGGTGAATAAAGGCTATATAGGGCGTAATGGCACAGCTTTTAACCTTGCAGACTTCCCGACTGCTAACGCAACCTTACCTAAATACTTAGCGTCAGGTAGTATTGTAAAGCTATCTATAACGACCGCTGGTACAGGATATTCTGTAGGTGGCGCTGATAATGGCGTTATAACAGATTTTGAAGTTCACGATACTACAGGAAGGTCAGACAGGTCTAAAGTTTTACTTAACTTATCTATACTCGGCGGAGCAGTAGTAAGTGTCGCAAGTATAGGTGGCTCACAAGGTTATGCGGTAGGTGATACATTAGTAGAAACAAGCGACCAGAATAGCGGTGGAACTAATGCCGTATTCACAGTTACAGAGGTAACGTATCGCGGCGGTATGTTATTTAACTCAGAGGCAGGGCGCTCAGACCACTATAAAGTAAGTGGAGCTATCTTACCCTCAACAAACTTTACTTTTTTTATTGCCTGTAATTTAAGGGCTGATACAAGTACAGACCCATTTTTTACTTTATCGTATAACTAGTTACGATGCCGAAAGGATTGAGATAGCGGTAGACAATTCTAATGCTCAGTCTTACACCGAAACTGTTAGCTACAAAAGAAAAGATAACGGTCAAGCATTTAACTTTACTAGTATTGGCTCTTTTGAGGGCTTTGATAGAATTTATATGATACAGCTTAGTGAGACTGTACTAGGTAAATTTCAACTTAATGCTGGCACTTTAACTTCTGACCTGCCTACTTGCGACATTGGTGGGGTTATTGAGCCGTCTATTATGTGCGATGAGACTTTCGCGGCGAATAAGTCTCGTAAGGGTACGGTCTACGAATATCTTATATTTGATAGGATTTTAGATAGCACTGAAAGAGCTAAGATGTACGGCTACCTTGAGCATAAGTATAGCTTAGATGTTCTACCTGCTGACCATATTTATAAAGGGCAGCCGCCAACACTTACAAATGCACCGCCAATTACTGAGACATCACCTGAGCAGCCTGATGACCCTAACACGCCAGCAGAGCCGCCAACAACACCAGAAAACCCAACACCACCTAACCCTGAGCCAGAGCCTGATGCTGCGCCTACTCCACCAGAACAAGATAGCTCTTTGTTCTTTAATGGCGCACATAGATTATCACCACGAAAGCCAGTGCAGCTTGTTGAGATGTTTTTAGACTTCTGCGATAACGAATATGGCAACAGTACAGCACCTAGCACTTGCACAGCTAATGCTGGTGCGGGTAACGAGTGCTATAACACAAAAACAACTTGTCAGGACACTGGAAATTACAGGTTAAATACTAACGGCAAATTAGCTTACAGGTTTGGCAGTGAAGAAGGAGGCTCGTTTAATTCTGCCAGACAGTTTAAAAACGCATACCCCGCACTTATTTCCGTAACTAGCGCACCTGTAGAGATTGTACCAACCAAAGGCGTATCACTAAGAGCTAACGTAACAATTAAGTTAAGAGATTTTTACTCGACTGGCGCTGACGTTGACCCTTACTTTGAGACTAGAGATTTAATTGCACTAGAAAACGGAAGTTACCTACAAAAGCTAGTACAGAGAAATGCTTTTTATGTTGGTAGAAAAATTAGGGTTTACGATGGCTACATAGATAATACTGGTGTAGCTAAGGTAGCAGACGGCAGGAAAGACTATGTTATAGATAGCTTTCAGCTAGATAAAGATGTATTGACTATTAAATGCAAAGACCCGATGACATTAGCTGATGAGTTAAAAGCTAAAGTGCCAGTGCCTTCTGAGTTTTCTTTAAAAACTGCTGTAGTTTCTGGAACAAATGATAACGAGGTTCTAACTATTGGTGGTGCTGACGCTACAGCCGAACAATTACAAGCCGAATACGGTACAAGCGGTTTTGTAAGAATTAATGAGGAAATAATTGCATACACTCGCGCTGAGGGTGATGCAAATATGGATTTACACAGTAGTGGTCGAGGTGAGTGGGGTACTTCTGAGGCTACACACGATGCAGGTGATACTGTACAAAAATGCGTAGCTTTTGGACAATACGATGGTAGCGGCTCAGGCGTAACCATTAACGATGTTGCTTATGAGCTTTTAGTTACTCAGGCTGGAGTTCCCGCAGAAGCAATTAATAACTCTCCTCTTGGCGGTGCATATTCTTGGGTAAACGAGAAAACTGCTTGGCTCTCTACATATAGAATAGATGCAATCTTTAGCGAGCCTAAAGAAGTTAATAAACAGTTATCCCAGTTAGGCGGTATGGTTGGTGTTAATTTCTTTTATGATGAGTTAGCAGCAAAAATTATTATGAAGGCTGAAACGCCTGAGCTAGATAATAATGCTATTAAAACTATTACCGATGATGTCATTGTTGAAGATAGCGTTAAATTTATAAATTCAGAAAAGGAAAGAATCTCAAGAGTTTATTATTATTACAATATGCGAAACCATATTGATGATAGGGACAAACCAAAAAGTTTTAAAAATCTATACATAGCCGCAGATGCAGAAGGTGAAACTGCTAGCGAGTACGGTGTTGCGGGCATTAAGACTATATATGGTTACGGTGTTAATGATACATCTACAGCAACAAGTGTATCGCAAAGACTTTTAGCGAGGTTTAAAAATACGCCTAAGACTGTAACTTTTAAGGTTGATGCTTCAAACGCAAACATTAAAACTGGAGATCACTTTTATCTAGATACTAAGGAAATTGTAAACTTTAACGGTGAACCGCAAACCATAGAGATGCAATGTCTATCAGTAAAGTTAGATAGAAAAACCCAGTCTTATGATATAAAGGCTAAACAGTTTAGGTTCTCTAAAGCTAACAAAGGTATTGTCGCTGCAAACGATGTCGCTGCCTTCTCTACTGGTGGTGGTAACGGTACGGAAGATAGCCCATATACAGGCGTTAGAGCTACCGAGTCATACTTTGCAGATAAAAATCATATAACCGTAGCTATTTTAGATGGCGGTGAGGATTTTGGTAATGGTGAGACTATAGAGTTTACGCCTGATGAGTCTGAATATACTGGTATGGCGGCTAATACTAGAAACCTAGCTGTAACTTACACACAGAGTGGCGGTGTAATTACTTCAATAGACTCAGTTACATCAAATGCCGCATCGGGCGCTGTACCGTCAGCCGTTCAAAATGGTTATGGTCAAGATGAAATCCTAACTGGCACTGGTAGCAGTGGCACTGGTTTACGAGTTAAAATTACCAAAAGGGCGCGTATGTCGGGTGCTCAAGAACCGTACTTAATAGTTTAGGTAGATTATGGCTTACACACTGATTAGTCCAAATGATATTGCTGTCGATAAACCTTTGACGCAGCAGCTTTTTCAGGATTTGCGAGATAATGCAGACGCTATACCTGCTAGCGATGCTGGTGCTCCTAAGATAGAGGAAGAGGCTATATCAGACTCAGGAGTTACTGCTGGTACTAATATGATTAAATATATAACAACGCACAATGTAACAAGCAGTGAGTCTGAGGATACCTATATAGCTATTTCTGGTACTTATAAACTGCAATCTATAGCTTGGTTAGCTAGTAGCTCTGGAGATATGGAAGCTAGAGTTTACATTGATGGGGTGCAAAATACCGATCTTACAAAAACTAAAACCACTGGCGGTCAATCCAGAGGTACAGCAGTAGATGTAGCTTTAACTAGGGGGCAGGTTGTAACGATAAGAGCGCAAGAGGGCGGCTCTGTTACTGGTATGGCGGCTGGATTAACCTTTGGAATTTCAGATAAGAGCGCTCTTGGTCGCGGTTTGCTTTTCTCTTATGATTCGACTTCTTTTTCACCGTTTGACCCTTGGGTATAGATAATGACTTCTTATAATGATTTAGCCGCTTCTAAAATATCTGTCGATGCCCCAATAACGGAAGAAGTTTTAACGGCGATAAGGGATAACCCTATAGCTATAACGGAGGGTTCTAGCGGTGCTCCAAAGGTTGTTCGTGACGCATACGCTGACGATGGTGTTACTGCTGGGACTTATTCTATTTTGCCTCTATATGAGTATTTAAGCACAGAGGAGCGACTTCCCTATTTTCGACACTATAATACATCCTCAGTAGGTGAGGGCAGCAGCAACGACAGCTACCCATTGCAAATCGGCATTACAGGGGTATATCGGTTTAGGTTTCGTGCTTACAAGGAAAGCCCTGATGGTACGATATTCGCTTCTGTAAAAGTTAATAATAGAGTAGTAAGCGAAACAGGTGTTAAAGGTACGGTAGGTTTTACTGGTACAAAAGTGTCAGATCACTTTCTAAATCAAGGCGATTTAATCGAATTAAGTATACACGCTAAGAAAGGTGGTATATCAACTTACAACCCAGTAAGAGTGCAGCTTTTTATTGGCGTTTCAGAAAAATCGGCAATAGCTAGAGGTATGGCTGTTGCACAAAGCATAAATAGCGGGGACTTTACTTCCGTAGTAGGGTAAAAACATTATGGCTACTTACGAACCACCTTCTAACTCATCTATTGCTGATGGCGCTCCTATTACTCAACAGTTAATACAGGCGCTAGCAGATAACCCAACAGCTATTGCAGAGGGGCTTGGTGGTGCGCCAAGGTTTCAAGAAGAATCTAGAAACCCTGCTGGGGTTACTTCGGGTGATTATGGGCTAATTGAGTTTGAAACAGCCGTAACAACTAGCGATGTAAGCTCGGCAGCCGTTAAGATAAGTGTAGCAGGAACAATCTCATACGAAATTAATGTTCGCAAATTCGACTCAGAAGGTACTTGCAGGGCGCAAATTTACAATGGTGGTAGCTTGGTTGATTCTACAGGCACTATAGGTTCGTCAAGTACATCCACAAAAACAGGAACTGTAAGCGTGTCCGTTGGTGATACTATTACTGTAAAAATGGACGAAATTAATAGTCTAGGCTCGCAGGGAGCAAAAGCAAACTGTATGCTTTCCATAGGAGCTGATAGTATGCCATTTATGGGCTATTTCATAAGCAAAAAACGATCAACCTTTGGGATTTAACAAATTAACGAACAGGTGAAACAAAATGACTAAATTAGTAGCAGGAACAAATTTTAAACCACTTAGCAGTGATACAGGCATACTTCAGGTAGATTACGGTGATACCACTGTATACCTATGGGGTAGTGTTGAGGGTAGCCATTGGACTTTGATTGAATCATTCACAGCAGACTCTATTAAGGAAATAGTTTTAACTCCTTACTTTGTTGTAAGTGGCTCGGCTGCAAACCAAACAGCATCTATTGGCTCAAGCCAAGTCTGGATTAGCGAAACTAGAGCATCGTAGATGTGAGCAATAACACTTTTACAATACGAGTAAAGTGTGGCGAGTTCAACTGGCAAGGTGCTAGTTTGCTCCACGGATTCTCTATGCTTGTTGATGATTTCAACCCCAGCACAACAACTCAAGTACCAGAGTTAGGTATGTTGGTGTCAGGAAACCCGCCCAAATGGTTTAGAGGTTTCTGTTCTTACACCGATACCGCAGGTTGGATTGTGCTCACAGATAGAAGTGAGGGTGATTTAGCAACTGCTAATTACTTTCAAGTCTCAATAGATGGCGGGACTGCGTATAACGTAGGTGATGACGGTGTTGTTGATATAGAAGGCGACCCATTCGCAGCTACTTATTACGCAGAAGCTATTAGTGTTCACGCACCAGCGCACGTTGGTGCAGAGTTAAAGACACACTACACAAACGGTACAACGGCTGAAATCAAGATAACTGTTATAGATGATTCTGCATTTGATGCTGTTACAGAAGTAGAAGGCTCAATCGTTAGAGAGGTTACACAGCCTTTAGGGTTTGATCGCGGCTTACAAGTTTACAATGACTTAATAAGATAAGGTAACCACAATGTCAGCACCAGAATTTTTTAATACAGAGAGTAAGTTTTACGCAACTACATCATCTTCAGCTACTGAAAAAGCTGCAACATCAATTACTATCCCAGCGGGAGCTAGAAGTGCTATTGTAGGTATTATAATTGATGAAGATGAGCCAGATATGGCTGTATCTAGTTTTACTTTCAACGATGGCTCTAATAACTTGACCCCTTTAGTAACTACAAAAGGATTAGGTCAAAGAAGCTCACAGCCAGTAAGGTTTACTACCTGTAATGTTTATAACTTAACAGGAGTAGCTACAACTTCCGCTTTTGCAAGTGCAGTTCACACATCTTTTAGTGGTGATGGCTCTGACACTGGCAATGCACAATTTTTCGTTATATTTACTGACGGTCATTATAAGTCACATTTTGGTATGGGTACTTATGGGGATAGATATGGCTTTGATATGCACTCTGTTAGCCCCTCATCAACAAACGAAACTGTACTTAATATAATGACAATGGATGCGTTGCAGTCTACAAACTTGGATAGTTTGAGTTCAGGTTTAGAGGTGGTTATTGAAGGCGGATTGTTAAACTCAGCTAACATAAGTGCTGTGGGCGCAGTAGGCTCAAAAAGTCAGTTAAATGTTTTGCAGGAGCACACAGCTACTAACAATTCAGGTGGTAATTCCTATATGTCTTTTCAATTCTTTACTTTTACAAGTGAGCCAGAAGGACACTTAACAGGCTCTATAATCAGATAATGGACTTATCAATGGAACAGAAAATCGACAAGGCTCTCAGTAAGATCGAGAGCCACGAATCTGTATGCGCTGTACGGTATGAGAATATCGAGAAAACTCTTGAGGAACGAAAAGGAAGGCTGGAGAAGTTAGATGATAGATTGGAAAAACTCGATGACAAGATTGGTGGCTTATATAAAACGGTCATTACTTGCGCGTTTGCACCTAGTCTGTTTGTTATCGCTATTATCAAACTTCTCTAACGCTCAAGAAGATCAAGCAGCTACGGTTGGTGACTTCGGTTCTAACAACCAGCAGAGCGCCGAGAGCATTGATAACAGGACGACTACGACCGTTACTCAAGAGGGTGCTGTAGTCAATACGGCTGTAGCCCCTAGCTCACCTGCGTACAATCAGGACGTTTGTGTGTTCTCTGGTGGTGCTGGCGTACAGACTCAGATGTTTGGGCTTGCGATTGGAAGCCCCATTCGCGATAATAACTGCGAGCTATTGAAGCTCAGTAAGCAGCTACAGGCGTTAGGCTTGAAAGTGGGGGCTGTCTCTGTAATGTGCCAAGATCACCGAGTATGGTGGGCATTATATGAATCGGGTACACCCTGCCCCACAAACCAAGGACTAATAGGTCAAGATGCGTACACTTTCTACAAAAATCGCCCTGATGCTGTCCCTGATCGCCCTGTCGTTTACCGCGAAAAGCCAGACAGAGCTTCAAGATCACACAGCCGCCATAAACTCCCTCATCGGAAGTGAGGCTAACAATTTCATCTCGCAAATGGCTGAAAATATGGTCACTGGTGCTAGTGTTATCGTTGACCCCGACACTGGTAAGCAATACCACGTTACTCAACAGCAGCTTGATGCCTTTAATGCTGCCTATGATCTTGCCCTACAACAATCCACTCAAGAGCACCTTACTGGTCTGTTAATACAAGACCAGATAATTGGTCAGCAAGTCGAGTTTGAGAATCAAAAGAATGCAATGATAGAGGAAGCGGAGCAAATGGCTGCCGTTACCGCTATCGCTGCCGAGATAGAAGTTGCCGATGAATCAACTAAGATCGGTATGGAAAAGTACGCTACAGATAACGACCTACGCTCAATAAAACAAGAAACCCGCGACAACTACGCAGCCAGCATAGAAGGAATGGTTGTGGCTAGTCGTACAAAAAATATGCTTGAACAGTATGCAGGGGCGATAATTGAATCAACGACCTTTGTCACACAGGCTTCCGATACTGTTCAGGCATTCTACGATTCCGCATCTGTACAAATTGATCAGATGTACTTAGACCAACTTAACGTAGCTTGGGCTGGTGAAGTAGTAGGTGTAGAGAATCAGTTTTGGCTAGTAAATTCAAATATGCAGGGTGAGTTCTACCCTGACCACGATATAGAGATGTTACCGTAATGAAAGCAGAACAAATTAGCACTTGGATTGGAATTGCTACTGCCTTTGCTGGCGTTGTAGCTTCATTTGTCACAATGGAAACAAAGCTAGAAGCCCTAGAGGGCAAGATGGCTGAGATTTATAATGTCGAAGAAATACGCAGCCTAGAGAAGCGTTTGACAACCCTAGAGGTTACGCAGTCTAATAGCGACATTGGACATATTCAAGCAACCATAGCAACCATTGAGGGGAACATTAAAAATGTTGAAACAAAGATTAGTGGAATCAAAGAAACGGATACAAGTGAAATTCAAAGCGGCGTTCGCGTCAATAAAAGCCGAATACGCGATATGGAAAGCAAAATTGAAAGGATTATTGATAAGATTGAAAGAAGCAGCAAAAATCCGTTAGGTTAATACTATGGCTACTAAAGACCCAAGATTGACTAAGAATCGCTTAGAAGGTTTCAACAAACCAAAGCGTACTCCTAATCACCCAACTAAATCTCACGTTGTACTTGCTAAAACAGGAAGTGAGACTAAACTTATTAGATTCGGTGAGCAAGGCGCTAAAACTGCTGGCGCACCTAAGAAGGGTGAGTCAGATAAGATGAAAGCTAAACGAGCTTCATTCAAATCTCGACACGCTAAGAACATTGCTAAGGGTAAGATGAGTGGAGCTTTCTGGGCTGACAAGGTTAAGTGGTAGCAATCCCAAAGGGGGATATATGGAAAAGAAGCTATTAGATTACTGTACTACGGACAAGCAGCGCGAAGTAATAAAGTTATATCTCGAAGGCGTATCAGAGCATAAAAGCGCAGCAAAGCTAGGCGTATCAAGGTCTTGCATTCAATCACACAAGCGCATAGTGATAGTAAGGGCAGCAGGGCAGGGTTACTCACCTAGCAACGATATGATTCACACTGCTCCAAGCACCCACCTAGTTAAAGGCACTTCAACTCTCTATTCAGAAGATGGTCAGGTCAAAGCCCAGTGGGTAAAGCCCAATCTCAAACAAGAAGATCAGATACAAAGCACAAAAAAAGACCTCAATGAGTCCCATGACGACTACAAAAACAAATCACACAAAAA